ACACCATCACGGAAATCGTGATTCTGAACGCCTACACCAGCTAGGGCATATGGGCTGAAGCCGAATACACTACCGAATGGAGTCACAACACCATTAGCTACAACGCGAGTTTGTGCCTTCTGGTTAGCTTTCTTGAACTGTTCATCGACTGTGATTTCAGTTGCGAACATTGGACTCCACTTGTAGCCGACCACGCCGCCAACGGTGGCAGGGTTGTCAGTTACTGTACGATCCAACTTTACTGCACCACCAGCATTAACACCAACGTACCAGCTAGCTGGTGCTTCCACCTTAGGTGGAGGTGTTGGAGTAGTCTTCTTGCTTGGCAGATCACCAGCAAATGCTGAGGTTACTGACACTGCAAGGATTGCTGCTGCGATATACTTTTTCATTTTTTCTTCCTCTTTGTTAATTTTACATTACAAACTGAATATAAAGGTTCCGTATGTAATTGTCAACTACTTTAAACATAGTTCTCATTGAACAAGCAGTCTGGTATATTTATGCTTAACGAGTGCATGATCAGCAATTCTTACAAGTTGATGTCTTCCATGCCAGCCACACGAAGTTTAACAATACTGCTCATTTGCCACTGTTTACTGTCCAGACCTTTGATAATGCCCAAATACCTGTTGCGTAATAGTGACACTTCGTTGATTAATGTTTCATATTCGATGACTTCATCTTCGCCATCCACATACTTTTCAGCATCCCTAGATGTCAGTACACGATTGTAATGCTCCAGATATTTCTGAAAATGTTTGCGTCTGATCTTCCTCAACTGTATGTTCAGGAAGTTTAAAACAGCTTCAATTTCTTGAAGCTGATTAAATCTGTGCTCAGTAATACCAGGTAATGCACTGATATTCTTTTCAATGTTACCGCTGACACTGACATCGGCTCTAGCTCTATTCAGCTCAGATTCATAATACTCTATAAACCCTGGCAGATACCCAATATCCAGACTTACTTTGGTATACCAAGTGCTCATTCATCAAAATCTTCTTCAGATTCCTCTATATCCAGATGTTCGCCAATGCTGTTATTCATGATACGATCTGTGGCTAATGCTTGCAGATCCTGATCAGTAATTCCTAGTTCAACAAGTTCATTGATGACATGATCAGCTGCCAATTGTCTGTCTTTGGCTGGTATATATTCTTTGACTGTTGACCAAAATTGTACCAATAATTCTGCACTTTCACTCATCTGTTTTTTCCTCTGATTCCTGCGGTGCTTGTGGCTTACCAAGCTCGGCATACTTAGCAGCATACTCTTGCATCACTACGTTTAATTTATCATCTGTCCAACCTTTACGAAATTCTTTAATAATCTCGCCAGTAACTGGACTTGTGTAGCTGAGTTTGTTGCCGTCCTTGGTCAAGATACCCTGAGACTCGAACATTTCCAGTAACCCTGAATACGGGCTCATGCCGGTGCTGTAAGGTATCTTGACTTGGACACTCTCAAAGGGCTTGGCGTACCTGGTTTTCATAACCTTACAGGCTGCTCGGATTCCATTGACTTCCGAGGTTTTATTGCCATCCTCATCTTCTTTGAGTTTCAGTTTACGCATGGCTACTACGATACTAGATGCGTAGATAAATCCCTGCCCGCCCGAAATCTTATCATCTGGATCAAACATGTCTTGGCTAGCATAAGTGTGGTTAGTGGCAACAATGCCAATGTTTAAACTACCGATCATGTTAACCGTATTACGAACCAAGCTGGTCAATGCTTTGGGCTTGCGTCCCATATCACCCTTCATGTCACCAGCTTCAAACTGATTTACATCTGTGGGAGTGAGTAACATGCCTAGACTGTCAATTACAAACAGTATCTTAGGGCGGTCTTCCACTTGCATAGCTTTGTAGCTCTTGATAAATTCACTGATGGTCTTAGCTACATCATCAATCATAGCCATGTTTAATTTTAACAGTTTATTTTCTGATGTGTCTACACCCAATGCTTTGAGCCAATCCTCATCAAGTGCATTTTCACTATCGATCAAGATCACATAGATGCCCTGCTCTTGTGCGTTCTTAACAATATTGCCTGAACAGATGTAGCTCTTGCCTGCACCTGATTCACCAGCAAACACTGTGACTTTACCCAGCGGAATGCCACGATAAAAGTCACCTGAAATCAAATAGTTTAGTGTATAATTACCTGTGCTGACCCAGTCTGTAGGGTCGTTGTACCCAAAGCTGAGACCATCAATACTTTTGGTTAGATCTTTCCTAAATTTGCTTATGTCGAATGGACGGCTTGCCATGATTGTTCCTTGTGAATTTTAACTGAAAGTGCCAGGCAGAATCAATCTGCCTGGCTGATATAATTAGGAAGTTTTACGAGCTTTGATCGCTGCCAGAATTTCTTCTGCACGGCGTCCACCTGAGCTAGCATTTACAGCAGTTGTAACTGGTGCTGATGCAGCCGGAGTATCATCCTCGTTATTCCAAGGAGCCGGATCAGCCTTGTTTTCCACTACTTGTGCTGCCACTGGTGCAGGACGAGCAACTGGTGCTGACCGTACTGGTGTATCATCTACATCTGCACTGCTGTTTCCCATGCCAGCTGGTTTGAAGTACTGGCCCCAACGACCTTCGTCATATGTGGCACCATCTACTGATGCTTCAAACATTTCCTTCATGATAGCCAGCTCAGTATCACCCGGCTTCTTGGGCAGGAACTCCGACAAGTTATGCAAACCATATGCTTCCACAGCAGCCAGTTCACTCTGCGTCAGTGCTGACTCTTTACGAGCCCACTTGCTGGTAGCATAGTCTGCATACTGTCCTTTACTGGTCTTTGTGACACTAAAGTCCAAACCACGATCATAATCAGTGGGCAGTTCTTCAATATCTGGATCCTTGAGAGCAGCAATAATCAGCGGATAGATGCTGGGGCTGACCACAAAGCGACGGATGGGATTTTCAGGAGTAGTATCTTCTGTAAGTGGATTGTCACGTACAAAGCCCTGGAAGATATAGCTACGCTTCTTCCAATACTTCTTGCCCATGTCTTCCAGACTTTTGTCCTTGAACCATGTGCGTACCTCTGTGAGGATAGGGCATGTTTCGTTCCACATCTCCACGCATGGGATGTTAATAGTAACAGGCTTGCTGCCCACCTGACCTTTGATGCCTGCGAATGGCAAGCGGATCATTGCACGTTCTACCCAAAAGAAGTCGTTCTTAACATCGCCATCAGGCAAAAACCTGATACGTGCTGTTGAACCTTCTGGGATATTCCAATGTGGGTAAATTGCGTTGTCGCGACCGCCGCCGTTGTTTCCGCCTGCGCGGTTCTCTTGTTGTGCTAGTTTTGCACGAATTTCTGCCAATGAAGCCATTTTCAATTTTCCTTAAGTTTGCCTATAATGCCAAGATAAACGGACCATCCGTTTAACATATCTATTTATACACGATGCATCGTTACTTGTCAAATTAAAAAAACAGCATGTATTTGGCATGCTGCTAATTTACTATAGTTATTGGGTGATGTCTATCTTTTTATCTGGGAGCCGATGAAAAATGTTGCTTGAGGATGTTAAGTGCGTTTTCCATCTGGGCAATCACCTGCATGGGATTGCCCTTGCCACCATTGACCATGGACTCTAGATGTTCCATGCTGGTCTTTAGGCTAGAAACCATCATAATTGATTGCCCTGGATCTGACTCCATCTCGTTTAAGCCCGCTAGTTGTTTTAAAAGTTTCAGTGAATCGCTCATTGTTGTTCCTTATTTTGCGCGGATACCAGCAACTGCCTGCAACCAAGCAATATCTTCTGATACCTTTTGTTCTTTATCTTTGGCAGCCTTCTTCATGCTTTCTTCTTTGTCGCCATCTTTGTCCATGTCCAGGAAGTCTGGTTTGGCTTTCTTGGCACTGTCCATCTTTTCTTCGGCGTCATCTTTGTCGCCTACACTTTCATCATACTTGTTGTACTTGTCTCTAATTTTGTCTAGATCTTGGCCTTCTTTACCTGCTTTGGCAAGGGCTTTCATGCCTTCTTTACCATACTTTTCATGACCTTTGGCTGCACGACTCATTTCAGCTTCTTTAACAGTATATTTCTTGCCATCCACCTCAAATTCATGTTTATGCTCAGCTTTAGCCTTTGCTAATGCGCCAGTAAATTCATTGCCTTCGTCTGTAGCTTCTTCTTCTTCCATGTGATCTGGTTTTTCTGCTTCTGACATCTTATGTACATCGCCCTGATCATGACGGCTCTTCATGGTAGTATTAGCCATGTTGAGATAATCCACAGCTTTGGTGATCTTGGCCTGTACCCATTCAGGTAGGTCTTCGTCTGCGTCTAGCAGGTCATGCAATTCACTAGCAGCACGTTCAGCACTGGTCAATTGGTCTTTGGCCATGCCAGCTTCATCTGAGTATTCACCATCGTGATGTTCGCCTTCAGCAGCCATGCCTTCATGATCAGCTTCAATTTCGTCAATCATGTCATTAGTTTCGCCGGTGGTATCTTCTTCATCTTCTTCTGCGGCGTAGATGTAGTTTTCCATCAGAGGCAAACCAGCCAGTTTACGCATTTCTTCTATTTGTTTCTTACTCATGGGGGTTTCCTCGGATTCGTTTTGTTTTGCGTGTTTCTTGTCTTTGACAGCTTTCTTGAAAGATTCTTTCTTGTCGCCATCTTTGTCCACGTCAAGGAAATCTGGCTTTGCTGCTTCTTCTATTTCCTTATCGTCTTCATGTTCTTGTTTGCTGTGCTTGTGCTCTTTATCCATCTTCTTTTCATCGGCAGGAGCAGCTTCTCCAATACCCATGATGGCTTGTTCAAATGCATCACCTTCTGTTTTGCCTTTACGGTCTTTCATCAGTGGACGAGCGTCTGGGTCTTGACGTACTTGGCTAGCATACTCTGGATTACTACGCATAGCAGCCAAATCTTTCATATACTTCTGTGCCAACATGATAGCTAGTTTCTTATCACGAGCATAGTCTGGATCAGGACGTTGGCCAAATGCTTGGCCTTCGCTGCTGATTAGATCTCCCATCATACTAGCAAAGTTAGCAATGTCGTCGCCGTCTTTGGCAATGCAACGGTTAGCAATGTCACCCAATACCGCAGTTAACAATGCTGTATTGTCAGTATATTTGCGGCTGGTCATCAGCTTGTCCATGGCAGGATCATCTTTAAGTACCAGTTTGAACTCTGGGCTCATGACCTTTTGTTCCACACCACCAGGCGCTTCTGCAATTTCAAAGGCATTTTCTTTCAATCTCTGATAAGCACCAGCAGCCGATGCCAGATAGTTGTCCAGGTTCTCATTGTAGGCCTGGGTGGTAAACCAGCCTTTGAGTTCTGTGATGTCTTGTTCTGATTCTGGCAGTAATTTGTTTAATGCTTCCAGGCTTTCTGTGAAACTACGGCTGTTGTTGGTCAAACGTGCCAAATGACCGCGGATACTTTCTTTCATTTGCTGTGCTGCTGAAATAACATTATTAGCTTCTTCGCTTTCAAATGTCTTAGTTCTAGTAGCACTGGCAAATCTGCCCAGATTACGCATTTCGCTAACTGCACGGCTGATCACTTGGCCATTTGTATCATATGGGTTACCACCGCGGCCGATGTGATTGGCCATTGCTTTGGCACCTGATACACTTTTAAATGGCAACAGGAATTTCTCACCGTTCTCATTTACACAGAAGATGCGGTCTACTTTCAGCAAACGATTGTTGCTGTTTTCCAACATCTTTTCTGAGTGTACCACATGAATACGCACATTGTTAAGATCGCCTTCACTGACCTTGCCACGACGTTGCCAAACCACACGGCCTTCTGATATACTTTCTTTGGTTATCTTTTTCTTTTCTGGATTAAGTTTAGTCATGTATTGTAAATCCTGTCTGCTGAGAACGTCCTTGGTGATATCTCTCACATCGAAATTAAGCATGTGACTCTTGGCCATACGACGTAATTCTTTGAGGAATCTGAACCAATAAGGTTTGTCTTCTGGTAACATGTCTGCTGTGATTTGTGTATCAAAATAAACTTTAAGGCTGCTGTTATCAATAACACTGCATGTGACCTGCCCGTAG